CATTAGGATTTTTAATGGCCTGCGCAATTCTTTCAGAACCACGAACAGTTACCATACCCTTAACGAAATTGTCTTCATTAGTGTTCGACATCTCAATCATGGTTGAACGTCTGTCGAATACTTGCGCACCCAAACGGAAGTCGCCTACTAAGAAATCACCAGAAGTAATTGCATTAGTTGCAATAACAGGAACGCCATCAATTGAAAGCGGAGTGCTTGAGAATAACCAGTCATTGATATAACGCCCAGTTGTATCTTTAACAAGTTTCATTCTCATTGCATCTACCTTGTTAACTAAGATGGCTGTTGGCTCATATTCCAAAAATGTAGCCTGAGCAATTGCTTGAGCAAGAACATCCCAACGTTGAACTTTATCATCAGCCAAATAATCAACGGCAACAGCAGCAATGGTAGTAATACCAGTAATATTAGGAGTATTTCCGTCTCCATATAACAATTGATAATCTTCCTTGTTTTTGATTTTTTCAGGCAATGAAGCCATGATGTATGAAATCAAACCGTCGATATCATCCAACATGATTTGTGATAACACCATGTAATTAGTAATCATCTCAACATTGGCAGTTTTTCCGATCAAGTCGAAATCTTCTTGCTTCCACTCAGCACCTTCTGCGGTCATGTTAGTATTAGCAGTTTTTGCATACTCCTGAACGTAATTAATCATGTTTGAGGTTGTAACACCTTGAGCAATTAATTCTCTAACCCTACGCTTACGGAATGGGTCTGCGTTAATTCCGGGTAAAAATTGAGGTGCGATAATAGTACCTGACTGCGTACTGTTTGCGCCCGTCATGTCATCAAGCTTATATAGCATATCATTCATACCGGAGAATGATAAACCTGATTTACTTTGCTTCATTGATGCAATTTCGTTTTTCTTTTCAGTAAACGAATTCCTCAAAAATTCAAAATGGCTTTTCTTTTCTTCAACGCCTTGTTTGTTGAATTTTAACTCAACTTTATCGGCACGTTCGTTCAACGCTTTTAATTCTTCAGTTAACTTTTTCAAGTCACCGTCAAATTTTTGGTTAATGCCTTCAAACTCTGATTTAGTTTGGCATTTTTCCAACAGTCCTTGAATTTCTTTGTTCTTGGCTTCAATTGCCTCAACTTTCGCCTTCTGCTCTTGAGAAATTGAAAGTATTTCTTTTAACTTATCTTCCACTTTTTTACTTTTTATAGATTAATAATATTTCGTTTATAATCTTTTCCTTTTCAATATTTTCATTCGTGCTTTTTGCGGCGAACTCTTTGTATATTAAATTAGATAATTGATTCAATTTAATTTCAAACAACCATTTCTTTTCCTCACATTCAATTGACGATTTAACATATTTTAAAAGCGATTCAAATTCCTGTTCTAATGTTTCTTTATCCAAACTCTTAACTGCTGTTGTAAGAGCCATTTCATTTGCTCCCCATGTTACAGACGAACCTTCCCAAAGTTTTATTTCATTTAATTCAACATAGCTTTGTTTAGGCGCTTTATTGATAGTTTGAAAACCTATCGAATGTTCTTTTAAAACGCCCATTTTATATTCAATAAACGCGTCCTTTCCTATTGTTGTCGGTAACAGTTGAGAAACAAATTTAAGACCGTAATTATCTTCATATAACTCCAATAACTTACCTATGATTTGTTCAGTCTTATGATTTTTTAAATGTTTAATTCGGTCTTTACCTTTAACACCGCTTTCATCTATCGATCGTTTGAATGCACCTGGAACGATCATATCGCCATCGCTGTCAATATTACCAAATACAGAAAAATATCCAGTTATGATATGATTTTTTTCATCTATATCACTCAGCTTTACATCTACACTTTTTGTCTGATATCTCATAATATTTTATATTTTACAGCACATCTACAATTAACAACATTTCCCGCACTGGCTATTGTGTCACCTGGAAACATTAATTTTTCTCCCGTTAATGGCTCAATAAAAAAACCTTTCAAATCTACCTTCTGTCCGTTCATATTGACATGGTCATGTTTATCTTTCGGATGCATCCCCCTTGTTCTTTGATCCTTAAAAGAACTCCATTCTTTTGTCGCTCCATATCCTAAAGATTCCATAGCATAATGCGAACCAGCATTGCTTGCGGTTAATAATTCCGTGCGGGCTATTCTTAACGCACGATACTGTGCCATTGTTCCCCAAGTATCTTTAACGCTCTCGCGAATTAAATTAGCCGTTTCATCTGCCCCTAATCCTTGCGCTTGTGCATCTAATAATGAAGACCTAATAGACCGCTGAATTAATTTCTTTGACGTTTCGTTAATTCCAACAATACGTTCAGTTCCGTTCGCTTCAATGTATTCAGCTATTAAATTCTCCCATAAATTCTCCCCATTCGATTTCCTATTATTCTGAATAGCTGCTAAGGCAAACTTACCGCCTACGGTTTTATAAATGTCAATGAACGCATCATGAATATATTTTCCATCCAATGTATTAACTGCGTTAAATAACTCAATGTTAGTTATATTCTTTGCAAAGATAGTATTTATTTTCTCGAATTGTTTATTGAATGCAAATAATATTTTTTTTCGGGCGTATGGCTCGAACTTATCTCTTATAGCATCAAATTCGTTTGCAAAACTCATTTATAATCTGTTATATTTAATCTCTTTAATAATTCATCAACATCGCCATCGTTCATATCTGATAACGATTGATAACCCATAGGGATAAAGTATTGATTTAATGCGGGGTCTTCTTGAATACCCATCGCCTTTTGTTTATCCGTTCCTTTTATCCACCATGCGGCATTCAAGGATGTTGCTAAAGTTTGCATATCCTTTTGCAGTATATCAATATCACTGTAATCAATCTTAAATGTTAATTTCTCTTTGTAGTTTTCTTTTACCAGCCATTGATTTAATGAATCTAATACGTACTGCAATTCAGGTATTAACACATCAATATACAACTGCTTCTTTGCCTCAATCACATTATTATATGTTGACTGCGAATCGTTATTAAGCAATACAGATGGGAATTTATAAACATTACACATCGCTTTAAATGAAAAATTAGCGCTCTCAAGTATCATTAATTCTTGCGGGCTTAATCCAATTTTATCATATTTAATATTTGCCGAAGTAAATGCTACCTTGCCGTATTTATCTGAACCTGCATATTTTTTCTCAAATGATTCTTGCGCTTGACTTGCTTGCTCGGGTGACATACCAAAACCGTTTGCATTCTCATTACTCGAAACAATGCCTATTGCCCCGCCGTTTTGCAGCGCCCGGCTATTAGCTGTATAAATATCATTCGACATTGTGAGAAGCCGCAATGCAGCCTTTAGCGGTGACATACCATAAAGATTTGATCCTGTCAAGTATAATGTGTCAGGATTCCATGTTTTAATATGGCAAACTTCTTCTTTTTTAAATTCGTATGTTGTTCCCATTATCTTATAACTACGCACCGGATTTAATGAATCGCCTGAAATTATCTCTACTTGATGCGAAGGTAATACATACAATTCTTTGATCTTACCGGATAATATTTTGTTGCCCCAAATATATGAGTTGCCTGTTAGTAGTTTAAATCCTATTGCGGCCTCAATAAAATTCTTTGATCCGGTAAATTCGTTTGGTTTTTTTAATAAGTCCAACAATTCATGTTCTTCTACTTTATCACCTTTCTCGTTATATAGGCAAAATGGTAATTGCGCTGCGGTTGTGGTAATATAATTTACAATTGAAAAAAGGTCGGCATTATAAGCCATTCCCTTTTCAATATATGTAGTCATTGTGTCGTTTGGATATATTGGCGCTCCGTTGCCGTTATAACCGTAAATAGTATTTCTTAATTCATTTGATAGTAGACTTTCTGAAACCGCCTTACTTATTATTCTATTGATGTATTTTAGCACTCCCATATCTGATTTTATTTAAAATAAAACTTATCACTTTTTTTATTCATAAAATTAGCGGCGTAGCGAATAGCATCAATAGCATGATTAAATAAATCAATCGGCTTATTCAATTGCTTTCCTGTTTTATCTTTATCCCACGCATAATTTCTTAATTCTTTTATAAGGTTTATAGATCGCTTCGTTACATATATCTCTAACTCATTCAAGTGATTTAAACCATAAACAACAGAATCAGCACCTTTTATTGCGGGCTTCACATTATAACCAGCCCTATAAATCTCATCAATACTTTTTGGCTCTGCTGAATCTGCGACAATTAATTCACTTTTATTAACGGCAAATTTAGTAAATCTTTTTATAATATCAGAATTAAGTAACTGAGTTTCATAAATTAATTCATCACAATACAATTTATTGCCTATTTTACACATTTTAATTAGTGAAGTTGGGTCAACACTATATCCAAAGTCTAAACCGTAGAAATAACTATCCGAAATAGGCAATTCTTCTATTTGATGAAATATAGGAAAAATTAAACCTTCAAATATACCTATTTCACCCATCCCATATATTCTCCACCAGTTTGAATATTTAGGATTGTCTTTCTTAGCCTCAATGCTATCAATGATTTTTTTATCTAAAAACTTATTGTTTTTGTATGTTGATTTAAAAAAAGCGGTGTTTAGCTTGTCGTTGTTTAAAACGTCATTGTGTACCCAAAACTCTGACACAGGATTAAAGTCTAATATTTCCCATCCTTTCGTGCGGGTGTGTAATTGGTCGTAAGTTTCGTAAGAAATATTATTACACTCATTAATGAATAGATTATTTCTGCGTGGTCCTCTTACCTTATCCGGCGAATCTGCTGAAAAGAACTCAACTAAACTATTACCTACCTTATAGGTATTGTCAGTTTTATTATGATTTTCTGCCTTATACATTCCCGCATTATTGATAATAGTAAAGAAATCACGCATTGCACCCCTTTTAAGATGCGGCATTGTTTCGGAAACAATAGACGTTAATTCATTATCATGCTTGAGTGAATTTATTATAATATATTGAAGATTGCTCCATGTTTTTGATGAAGATGTCCCGCCTTGATGTATAACAATATCCTTTCCTTCTTGAATTGCTTTTGCAGTCCAATAAAAAGGATCATTAAATTTATCTAGCGTACATATCATTATTCATTCTCTTTCATGCATTGAATAGATTTAATCCACATATCGTCAAGGTATTTTTTAGTGTACTGAGAATCGCATTTAATAAAGTAAACTATTTTTGTATACGCAACATGTGTTGAAAATTTTCTACCCTGAGAATCTACATAGTAGTGACCTTCTTCACATACTAGCGTATCATAATA